TTCTCATTCTGTGCCTGATGAAGATAATGGAAGATATAATATGGTGGTAGATGATCCTAAGGGTCCAATTCATGTTGGAACTAAATCATTTGCTGTTAAATTGATAACTCCAATTCAAACTCCATCAAAAGCTTTATTGGAAACGATTAAGAAAGAAGCAGAAATGCGTGTTAATCCTCCAGTTATAACATCTTCTAATTATAATTTTAGTAGAGGATGGGCTGCACCTAAGAATGAAGCAAATTATCAATATGGAATTTTTAACTGTCAAATTAGCTCAGACTTTTACGTTTATGCAGAGAGAGAGAATGCTATTAAGATGACAGTTGCAACGATGACTCAATGTCGAAATTGTGGAGGACCTGGTGGATATTCTGTTAAAGGAATAATTGTTTTCTGCCAGCAGTGCTCTATGACTATAGACTCTTATGTTGATCCAAAATTATTAGGATCTTTTTCTAATAATAAGGATAACATGCCTATTATGAGTAAAGTCGTTTTGCCAACTGGAATAACATGGGACACTTATCAAACGTTGTTGAAGAAGAAACCGCATGTTGTTTATACTATTAAAGCACCTCTTCATGCTCAATATAAAGTTCCAGGAATCGTATATATTGATGCCGATCCTAAGGAAGGTATCTATTATGGTCCTTTGGAATTTATACAATTAGTAAAAGAACAAGCTCCTAAAAAGAAAGTTAGAATTTCAGTTGAAGCGTCATCATTAAAAGATCTAAAATCTGTGCCTGAATTGGAACCACAAAAGATTGAAACAATTAAGGATTTGAAAGTAAAAGATGAAAGAATGGAACAAGATAAACCACAACTCGAACAGAAGAAAGCTGAGGAAATTAGTCCAAAGCAAGAGTCTGTGGATGTAAATACAAAATCCATGCTTTCAAATATGCTTTTGCAAAATCCTGGAATCTATGTAGAACCAGAGCACAGAAAAGAAGTAGATCAATTACATCAGGATGCCCAAGTTAATTTAGCTTTTATGGAAATGAAGTTGCCACAAGAGATGCTACATAAATATAGTGATCCGTGGTATATACGATGTTATCCAGTTAATTTAACTCCAGGTCAGATGTTTTTCTTGGTTCACCCTGCTGATTGGACTTTTATCAAGGACAGTTATTCTCCACATGTTACCATAAATATGAGTGATATGTATGGAGTTAATGGATGTACTTTTATACAAGTTCAAGCAGAAAAGGAAAAAGAAGTATTTATGAAGAAGGAAGTTGTAGATATGTTGAGTGTTAAAGCTCCAATTGAAGCACTTCGTATATTCTTTAATGCTTGTGAATTGAAGAAGAAAGATTTGGAAAAGAAAGCTGAAGAAAGACGGTTGTTTGAAATAGAGGAACAGAAACGCGAAGAGACTCGTAAAGAAACCGAGAAATTAAAAGCTATTGTTGGTTCAGTATTAAAAGAGTTTAATGTGCCATTAATAATGGAACAACTAAAGCAAGTTCAGCAAACAGTTTCTACGATCAAAGCTGTTGACCCAAAAGTGAAGGGGGGGGACAAGTTACCCCCCTTGGAATTTACTACGGTCCGGCACAAATTACTTGGTTCAATAGTTCCACATGTGGAACTAACCCAAGCAGATTGGAAGGAATTGGAATTGATGCACCAGAATGGAGCATCAATGAGCGAACTACAGAATTTAGCGGTTTTGAAAGCACAGGTCTCGGAGGCCTCAAAACAATTACAACCGGTTGGGCATATGGTATCAGGTTCCCAGGAGGTCAAAGAAAACAATCCCAAGCTATCCAGAAAGCAAAGAAAGAAGCTGAAAGGGGAGCAACGGAAATTGACATCCGAACCCTCGGCTGGCCAGAAAGAGGAGCAAAAGCAGAAGAGCGAAGTTTTAAACTCCAAGCCAGCAGATTTGTTGCAGGTGAACAGCCAAGCGACGAATCACGAGCGGAAACAATAAAGAAATTGATACCTTTATATCCTAGGACTAAACTTGACCCAAGGTTTATGTCCAATGATGACACAATTTTATTAGATTGGGCGAAAGAGATGGTGTTAACAGTGGTTAAGTTAGAAGCAGGGTCTGGAGTACCTGGAGCTGCATGGGCTACTAGTAATGAAAAATTACTACAAGACCATATGCCTTTGGTTTGTGCTTGTATTGTCCAGAGATTTAAGCTTATAAGAGATACACCTCATGAAACAGTTAAGAAAATGACTGCCAAAGAATTGGTTCAGGCAGGACTAACAGACGTAGTACGATTATTCGTCAAACAAGAACCCCACAAGGTTACAAAGTTGGCTGAAGGGAGAGTCCGTTTGATTATGTCCTGTTCTATAATTGATCAAGTTGTTGAGCGAATGTTACATTCAATCCAAAATGATGCTGAGATCAATAATTGGCATTCCATTCCTTCTAAGCCTGGAATTGGTTTCACAGATTATATCCAAAAGAAAGCTGTTGTAGATTACATATTACAACAAGCTAAGGGTAAATCATTTGCTTATACCGATATTTCAGGATGGGATTGGTCTGTCAAACTTTGGCAATTATTAGATGATGCTGAACGACGTGCGATGCTTAAAGATTGTACGGATGAGGAAAGAAAAGTTTATCGAAATGCTTGTTTAAATAGAGCGTTTTGTGTTGGCTTTTCTGTATTTTGCTTATCGGATGGGCGATTAATAGAACAAATAGATAAAGGAGTTCAGCTGTCAGGTTGTTACACAACTTCCAGTACCAATTCGTTTATGCGTATTGAACTTGCTCTGCTGGTTGGCGCGCTGTGGGCTGCAGCAATGGGTGATGATGATGTTGAAGATTACGTTGATAACGCAGTTGGAAAATATAAAGCATTAGGATTCACCATTAAAGAAGGAGATTATGTTAAATCTGAGAATTACTTTGAATTCTGTTCGCATGGTTTTTGGACTGAGAATGGAAAATATTTCAGTAAATATGTAGGATGGAAGAAATCTTTCTTTAATTTGTTGCAACATGATAAGGTAAACAGAGATGATATGTTCACTTTTCTACAACAATTTAAAGTTGAAATGGAAGGAGATTTGGACATATATAATAAATGTTTAGACTTATTGCACACGGTGGGTTGGAACCAGCAAAATTTTGATGTCTAATAAGGGCAACAATACCAAAGGAGTTAAGGTTACTCCAAAGATGAAAAAGCCTACAACCCCTAAGTTGAGTGTTCCTCAGAAGACACTCACTTTGCCTCAGTTGCAGAATGAGATTAGGAAATTGAATTCTACAGGAAAAGTCACTGCGAAGATAAGTAACGTGAAGCCTGTTCAAAATCCTGCTCCTTCTTCAACACGGTCAGGTGAAAAGATACCGGAGATGCGTGATGCATGGTTAGAGAAACATGATCCTTACCTTGCATCTCTTCGTGATCCTTTACACTGTCCGGGTGCTCGTATTCCAGATGATAACACAGCTCAGTTGACAACAACCATACAAGTAATTTATCATTCACAAGTTACACCAAACACAAATGGTCTTTGTGGCGTATTAGTAGGTAGTCCTACATATGTTGCAAATGCAAGTCAATATGATGGTCCTTACTTAGTTCCACAAATTGGTTTAACTTCAAATTTGAATGGTCTTACTGTGCCAGGAGCTACTCATTTGGAAACTTCTGTTGCTTCTAGCACTTCAAGTTTATTTCCCGATGATACATCAGTAAACTTTGGTGCTAAACCCATAGCTATACCCAATATAGCTTCTTTTCTTGATTCATACGCAGAATACGCTCGGGTAGTCAGTTCAGCTTTAAGTATGAGACCAGCTGCTAACTACACCAACAATCAAGGATTTTTCATTGCAGCATCATTACCTCCAAGATTCTTTGGTTCGCAACTCGATTGCTCTCAAGCTACGTTACAA